ATTCGCCGCCAACGCGGTTGAGTCATAGAAACCGCTCTTGTTCGTCACCGTTCCGGCATAGCCGAACAGTTCAAGCCTCGCTGACGGGAAGGTGCCCGCAGGATATGTCGATGCACCGGCCCAATACATACTGGCAGAAGAACCTGCAAAAGCTTGCGCATCAAAGACGCCGCTACTTACTACACTCGAATGAAAACTATCATAGTTATTTCCTGTGTCGCCATTAAATTGTATATTATGGGCACCGTTGGTGGAACTATTCGTTCTGGATGTGCAGACGAGGACTAAATCTCGGTATGTGCCGGGGATGCTATTGAACGCCACACTGGCGGCAACGGCGGAAAGAATTTGCTGGTTGATAAGAACAAGGCCGCCACCACCCCCGCCACTGCCATTGGCTGCGGCTGTGATCCTCCCTTGTGCATCTACAGTGATGTTGGCATTAGTATAACTACCAGCAGTCACTGCTGTATTAGACAAAGAAAAAGTTCTATTACTAGAAAGATCACCACCACCTGAAAGACCTGTACCTGCTGTCAACGTCAAAGTCTTATCAGCCTTAGTCGCTAACGTGGCATTAATCGTAACGATTTGAGCCTTAATCGTAATTACTTGTGTATTTAGATTGGTGACAGTTGCATCAGTATCAGTTTGTGACTGACCCCTATCTCTAATAAGTCGCATAAAGTAATCACTTGGCGTACCGTCCTGATTGGTAATAGAGAATCTCTGATCTAGGTCTTGAATCACTGTCCATCTTCCATATCAATTGAGTCAATGCGTTTCAATGCGCCGTAGTCGGTGATTTTGAATAGCCTACCCGGAACCTGCATCACACCTAGACTACGCCAGCTCAACCTCGTAGAGTAGTCACCAGACGGAGTCTGCAACGTTCCTGCCGAAGTGTAAGTTACGCCCCTGTCGTCGGAATAGGTAAGCGAGACAGTTGTTTGTGATCCATCATACAAATTCCCCACACTGCCAAGAACTTGAAGAGAAAAACATTGGTCTCCATTATAGCTTTTAACAAGGGTTTGACTTTGGACAACTCTCTCAAATGTACTTGGAAGCCCAGCTATATCAGCAGAGTCATCATAATCATATTCAGGGTCAAGAAAGTAAAGAACACCGAATGTGTCATCACCGACAACAACATTACTACCATAACCACCAGCATGACTATTTGCACCAGCCCAGTTACAGCCGTTGTAGGCAAACCAGAGGTCACCAAGCTGTGACCCCCATACGTACCACTGTTCCGTAGCAACATCATAAACTAAGGTGCTTTGAGTCCCTAGACGAAGAACATAGTAATCATGTCCATCGAGAGTAAACGTCCAAGCCCGGATATGAGGATAGGCTACTCTGCCTTTAGCAACAGCAAAAACTCTTGCTTGCGAGACTTCGACATCAGCTAATTCTTTAGAAGGTGCCAGTACTCGGGCCTGAGAGACTTTTAGATTAGGAGTAGGTTTATTCGCTAAAGCCAGTACTCGTGCTTGTGGGCTAGTTACACTGGCGGCTTGAGTCATTACAAAGTCCTATCGAGTTTCAGTATTGCACTGTTAACACCTGTCGGAGTCCAAGCCACCCCGGTTGCCGGATCAAGCTCAGAAACATCAGTGAAGTAGGTTTGAGTAGTAGTAATCGCCCTATTAGTACCGTTATGCGTCGAACTACCACTTACTAGGCTGACCTGCAACTGACCATCACCACCATCACTCTTACCAGCCCTAGCAAGTGTAATAAGACCCTTAACAGAGGTCACATCTGCCGGAAGATCGGAAAGACCGAATGTAGCAGCGGCGGGCATAGCAGGGTATGGGGCCGAGATATAATCTGTAGTCGTAGGAGGATTATTATCTAGGATGCTGAACCCATTAGGACCTGTCGAGGTCCAAGGAAATGATACGTCTGACGTAGTCGTAAGTTCATAAACAAGAACCGACCCAGGAAACGTAATATTCGTGGAACCAGTTCCATCCCAAATTACAAAGTCTTTGACGTAGTAGTTATCACTAGAACTAGAAGAGTCAGGATCATTAACGATTTCTACCTGTTGGATACCCGTACTACCAGTATTAATACCTGTCTGAAGGATAACAGGAACGTCTTCAACGCGAACCTCAAAACTCCCGGTGCTAGCATTAATTGTCGTCATCAACGCAATATGCCACCACCCTTGAGCAGTAATAACAGGAGCGGATGTAGAGTACAAAAGAGCATCTGCACCCGAACGAATTTCAAGGTTACCAGTAGTTGATACATTTAGATAATAAAGTTTACCAGTTCCACCATCTAGGAATTGGACGGGACGAAAACTTAGAGGAACGTGAGGAAGAGCAGCACACCACAGTCGGAAACAAACACCAACAGTGGTAGTCGCACCAGCGGGAAGAACATAACGACACGTTTGGTAGTTACTATTTCCACCATAAGTAGCGGTCATTTCTAGAACCTGACCAGAAGAAGCTCCATCAGGATCATCAACTAGAAACGGATTTCCGCCAACATTCTGAGACGTACCTACACGAGAGTAGATACCAGATGTCATTAAGGAAATAGACCCTCCGTAGTGACTAAAATTATCAGCATGAACTAGCATGTTAAAGTCCTATATTAGAGAAGACGGCTTCAGCAGCCATTGCTTTACGGATACGTTCTTCGATTGATGGATTAGAGATACGATTTTTCCCTTGAAACACCGCACCATCTTCGTCTACCACAATCAAACTATCCTTTACTTGAACAGCCGTCCCTTGCCATGCTCCTCGATCAAATAATATCCCTTTGAAGCGGGCCATTGGTGCTGTAGCGTCTCCGGTCGTAATCCAAGGTTCTGTAGTGTTTTCACCCATAAGCCAAAACATATCACCAAAGACTACTACTTGATTTACGCCATCAGGATTTCGTTCTGCTGTAGCAAAGTTAAGCGGATTAATAGTATTTTCACCAGGCTCAACCCAGTAAAAACGACCTTTAATATCCGTGCCTTGAAGGGGGACTACAATTACATAAGAGTTAATATGTGCTACCGAAATAGCACCTGCATCATCGGGAACCTCTACTGATCTAAGCTGAGGGCTTCCTCCGCCTGAAAGAGTTGTGCCATCCCATGCCGTATTCGCACCTGTCTCAGTCGTTGATATAGAGTTACCGGCAATACCGGCTGTTGCATACTGGACGAATAATTCAGACGATGTATAAGCTGTAGCTTTACAAGTAGGATGAGGAGTAAGTGCCGTGCTATAGTCAGTGCCCGATGCACCTGTTCCATTGATCGCATTAAATAGATTAGTGATAGCGATTGTATTACTAGCACCCAAATTAACCAACCAAGGCGAACCAGATGTACCAGCAGGAGTGCCAGTATTAACTGAACCACTCGTCCACTTATAGTACACGGTATCAATCTTAACCGTATCATTAGTAACAATCGCACCTGTCGCCTGAAGGTGGCCCAAGGCATTACCGTTATCGGTATAAACCCACAACACCTGTCCGTCGGCAATGAATAGATACCCCGGAGTAGTTCCAATAGGCGCTGTAGCGCACATGCTGACATCACCAACAGGGTAATCACTAAGCGCACCAACACTGGTTACTGTGAGTGTAGAACCAGAGACACGATATAGTGTCGATGCAGAGACTACAAAAAGGTCTCCGTTAAAGGCTCCGGGGGAAGTATAAACCTTCCTGATGGGGCCATCACCAACACTTATAGCTCGGCGCAGTCCCGGACGAGCAATTGCGGAAACCTCTTCAGATTCAACGGGATTCTTTTCAAGAAACCTATTCTTGAACATCAATCGAGGAGTTTTTGCTACTGCCCGAAGATAGTCATTGCTCCAAAGAGGGATATTTTTCATTAAAAGAAGTATCCTTTATTGAATTGAATCTGTGCTTCAGATGGCGATACGGTTTGTCCGAAGTTGTCTCTGTCGATAGCAACCTTAGGCATACGAAGCAAGGCGAGTTCAGACTGCATCTCAGTCGTCTGCCTATATCGGGCTCTAAGCTGTACTTTACTTCTGTTATGAACTGCTGTGCTTTGGTCATCAATAGTCGTACCATAAGAGGGGTTAAGGCGAAGAGCTAATTCAATGATGAAGTAGTCATCAAATTCAGAAGGAAAAGGAAAAGTATCATCTATCAATAGCGATGCATACTTAATCCAATTACCAGTATCGGCTCTATAAAACCATTCCGTGCCTGTA